ATAAGAGGAGAACAACATATATGGCATTTCAAGTTTCACCAGGTGTTGTCGTACAAGAAAAAGACTTAACAAACGTAATACCAGCAGTAGCTACAACGATCGGTGCTATTGCAGGACAATTCTCACAAGGACCAATGGATGAAGTAGTATCTATTGCTTCTGAAAAAGAATTAGTTGAAACGTTTGGTAAACCTGACTCTAACACTTTTGAATACTTTTTTAGTGCTGCAAGTTTTTTACAGTACTCATCAAGTTTAAGAGTTGTACGAGCAACAAATACAGGTGCATTTAACGCTACTGCTAGTGGCGGTGGTGCAACACTAATTAAAAATAATTCAGATTATGATGACGGTTTTACGCCAGACGGTTTATGGGCGGCTAGAACTGCAGGTGCGTGGGGAAATAATATTAAAGTTTCAATATGCCCTAACACAGCATCAGCTTACGAAAATACTTCAGCAACTACAGTAAATGACGCTTCAACAGCAGTTGGAGATACAACAATTACAGTAGATGATGGTTCAACATTAAACGTAGGCGATATTATAAACTTTGGAGAAGCAGGTGGATATGAATACAGAATTACTGCAATTGCAACAAATGATGTAACATTCGTAAGACATCCTTCAGGTACAGGTGGTTTACATACTGCTGTAGTTGATGCTTCAACAATAAGAAGAAGATGGAGATACTATGATCTAGTATCAGGTGCTCCAGGAACATCAGCATACACTTCAGCAAGAGGTGGATCAAATGATGAAATACACGTAGTAGTGGTTGATGAAGATGGTGGTATTACAGGTACTGCTGGGGAAGTATTAGAAGTATATGACTCAGTATCAGTAGCAGGTGATGCTAAAACACCACAAGGCGATTCAAACTATTACAAAGATGTAATCTACAACAGATCACAATACATTTATTGGACTGCTCACGAGTCAACAGGTGCAGCTGGTAATTGGGGTGATCCTGCTTTAGGAGTAACATTTACTGCTGTTTCAGCTCTTAATGACGCAAGTTTAAGTGGTGGTGCTGACGGATCAGCAGCTTCAGTTGCAGAATTAAAAACTGCATACGAAAGATACCAAGACGCTGATACTGTAGATGTAAACTTAATCATTGCTGGAAAAGGTGATTCTGCTCACATAGATAACCTTATTACAGTTGCTGAAAATAGAAAAGACGCAATCGTTTTTGCTTCACCAGAAAGAACAGACGTAGTTGGTGTTACAAGTTCAACAACACAAACAACAAACGTTAAAGCTTTCTTTGATGGTATTAGATCATCTTCATACGTTGTATTCGATAGTGGTTACAAATACACTTACGACAAATACAATGATGTGTTTAGATATGTACCATTAAATGGTGATATTGCTGGTTTATCTGCTAGAACAGACTTAATCGCAGACTCATGGTTCTCTCCTGCTGGTTTCAACAGAGGAGTAATTAGAGGTGCTGTTAAGTTAGCATATAACCCATCAAAAACACAAAGAGATGAGTTATACAGAGCTAGAATAAATCCAGTTGTTACTTTACCAGGACAGGGAACTGTTCTATTTGGTGACAAAACAGGTTTATCTACTCCAAGTGCGTTTGATAGAATAAACGTTAGAAGATTGTTTATCACTTTAGAAAAAGCAATCTCTACGGCTTCTAAATTTCAATTGTTTGAGTTCAATGATGAGTTCACAAGAGCACAATTTAGAAATATCGTAGAACCATTCCTAAGAGATGTACAAGGTAGAAGAGGTGTAACAGACTTTTTAGTAGTTTGTGATACATCAAATAATACTGGTGATGTCATTGATAGAAATGAGTTTAGAGCGGATATATTCGTTAAACCTAACAGATCAATTAACTTTATACAACTACAATTCGTTGCGACAAGAACAGGTGTTGCATTTGAAGAAGTAGTAGGAGCGTAGGAGGAATCATGCCAAATATAAATGACTTTAAAGCTAAGTTAAGAGGCGGCGGCGCTCGTGCTAACCAATTCAGAGTGACAATGCCTTTCCCTGGATATGCAGCTGTAGGTGGGGAGACTGAAAGTATGTCTTTCTTAACTACATCTACATCTTTACCAGGTATGACAGTAACCGAAGTTGCTATTCCATTTAGAGGAAGAGAGTTATATGTTGCAGGTGATAGAACATTTGCTACATGGACAACTACAATTCTAAATGATACTAACTTCTTAATTCGTAATGCATACGAAAGATGGTTAAATGGTATCAACAATATGTCAGATAACGAAGGATTAACAAATCCAGTAGATTATCAAGTTGACGCTTTTGTTGATCAGTTAGACCGAAATGGTAATGTGATTAAATCATATACGTTTAGAGGAATGTTTCCAACAACTTTAGACGACATTGCGTTATCTTATGGTGACAATAATTCAGTAGAATCGTTTACTGCCACTCATAGATACCAATACTTTGAAACAAATACTACTACTTAATACTCTTATAAGTATTAATAGTAATAGGAGAAATTAAATTATGGCTGAACTGTTTGGGTTTAAGATAGAGCGTTTAAAAGAACCCTCTACCGATCCAAGACAAAATATAGTTCCACCTCAAGCGGAAGACGGTACACAAACCGTCCCCGCTGGTGGGTTTTTTGCGTCTTATGGAGGTTTTGATGCTACGGCACGAAACGAATTAGATTTAATAAGAAGATATAGAGAAGTTGCATTGCATCCAGAGTGTGATCTTGCAATAGAAGATATAGTATCTGAAGCAATTGTATCAAATGAAAATCAACAATCTGTACAATTGGATTTAAGTAAAATAGATTATTCAGATTCTATTAAGAAAAGAATTAGAGAGTCTTTTTCTGAAGTGTTAAAGTTATTAAACTTTGACATTAAAGGCCACGACATCTTTAGAAGATGGTATGTGGATGGTAGATTATACTATCATAAAATTATTGATAAAGACTCACCACGACTAGGAATTACTGAAGTAAGATATATTGATCCTAGAAAAATTAAAAAAATAAGAGAAGTTAGAAAACAAAGAACAGATGGAATGCCATCATCTTTTGCATTTGAAAATAAGTTTTCAGAATATTATATTTTCAATGAAAGAGGAATACATCCAACTGCTACATCTAACGCAGGTGGATTAAGAATAGCAACAGACGCTATTTCTTATTGTCCATCGGGTCTGATAGATCAAACACAAAATCAAGTACTATCATATTTACACAAAGCAATTAAACCAGTAAATCAATTAAGAATGATTGAAGACGCTGTTGTTATTTACAGAATTGCTCGTGCACCTGAAAGAAGAATATTCTATATTGATGTAGGTAATTTACCTAAGATCAAAGCTGAACAATATTTGAGAGATGTTATGGCTAGATATAGAAACAAACTTGTGTATGACGCAAGTACAGGTGAAATTAAAGATGATAGAAATCAAATGAGTATGTTAGAAGACTTTTGGTTACCTCGTAGAGAAGGTGGGAGAGGAACTGAAATTACTACATTACCAGGTGGTCAAAACTTAGGTGAGATACAGGATATAGAATACTTCCAAAAGAAACTATATCGTTCTCTTAATATACCTATTAGTAGATTAGAAGGTGGTCAAGGTTTTAATCTTGGTCGAGCTGCAGAAATTAGTAGAGATGAAGTTAAGTTTACTAAATTTGTAGGTCGTTTAAGAAAGAAATTCTGTATGTTATTCCATGATCTTTTAAAAACTCAATTAATTTTAAAAGGTATCATTGCACCAGAAGAATGGGATTCAATGATGGGAGACATTACATATACTTTCTTACAAGATGGATACTTTGCTGAATTAAAACACAGCGAAATGATGAGAGAAAGGGTACAATTGGCTCAACAACTAGAAGGGTATGTTGGTAAATATTTTTCTAACGAATATATAAGAACCAAAATATTAAAACAAAATGAACAAGAACAAGAAGAAATCGACAAACAAATTGAAGAAGAAGGTGCTGAAGCTCAGCCCGAAGAAACACCAACCATTACGCCTAACCAAGAAACGAATGGTAGTGAAAAAGAAAAATCAACATTAGGAGATAAATAATGAGTAAAGAAAATATTAATAAATTTGTTAATTCATTACAGACAGGTGACAATACTCAAGCAGGAGAGGATTTAAAAAATGCTCTTGCTGATAAAGTTAGTTCTGCCTTAGATGATGCTAAAACTGATGTGGCGAGATCAATGTTTACAGGACAAGTTGGTGCTGATGCACCAGAAGCTAATCCTTTTTCTGGTAATGACATTGAAGCTGAAACTCCTGCACCAGAGGTAGCAAGTGATGAAGTGGCTCAGTAAATTTATATCAGATAATATTACTGAAGCAAACGATTACAAACGTACTCGACAATACAATAAACTTACGCCTAAAATGAAGCGTGCTGTAGATATGGTTTTTAGAGCTGCAGACAAAGACGCTGATGTCATTGCAAGCTTTGAAAAAAATGTAGATACAGCTGCAAAACAACATGGTGTAAGCAAACAAGATTTAATGAACTACTTTGATAAAGAAACATTAACAATTTTAAGGAAGTAATATGGCGTGGGTAACAGTACCAGGTACAAACGGTATATGGGAATACGAAAATACTGCTACAATAGTAAATACGTATCCTGATTCAGCTGATGGTGCAAACTCAACTATCACTAGTGGTATTAGAAGTTGGGTAAGACCTGGAACTAGTGAAACATTGCAATGTTATATTAGATGTAGAACAGTTGCAGATTCAGTTGAAAGAGGAGAGTTATACAAAGGATATTATGATCAACAATTTTCATCTGGTGGTGGATTAGATACTATTGAAGATTCCGTATCAGACGCAGCTACAACTCTACAAATTTGGTTTGACGCTTCTTCAGGTGGACAATTTATACCTACAGTTTTAGATGGTGATACATTTACACAATGGACGGATAAGTCAAATTTTGCTCATAATGCTAATCCAACTGGCGGCGCAACAACAAGACCTACATTTAGAACAGCAGTACAAAATGCTAAATCTAT